GGTCCATCATCCAAGGAGTAATTATGAAAAAGACTAAGCTAACTCGTAAAGAGATCGCTTTTCAGATAACCTGTTTGTACCCGTTCTTGCCGAAAGATAAATTTCCGGATATCCTTCAAGATATTAGTCTTGACGGTTTCCGTTATTTCCTTCCGACATGGGCGTTAGTTCAACGGTTTACCTGGATACAGCTTTACTCATTATGGAGTAGAGCCGCGTCTGTCGTGTATCACCAAGACGTTTGGACTGATATGATCTGTCCTGAGAAGGACGGTATTATCAATTCTGATGTCCGTGATATACGATTTTTCCATAATCTCCGTAAATGTTGATACCGGGAGGTTTTGCCAAAATAAATTTGGCCCACGCTGCTTATCATAGGAGAACTTATGCCCGTTCATAAAGCTCAACTTTTGACTCCCAGAAAGCGGTTACTCCAGCTTTCCCGTAGTTTATGGGAGAAGTGTAGGAGTAACGTTATCTTGGGGATCTGGGTCGGTTTTATGTTCGGACTTGGGTGCTTAAGTGCTTTCGTAAGCACTGCCTATGATAATGCGGGCAAGTTTAGCATAGCTAAGCTTGTCTTTTGCACTGGATCGCTATTTTGACCTGTGCGAATGCTTTGCTGTACGACTCAGTTACGGCACCTCGATGATCTTTCCAGATTATCCCGGCACTATCTCTGAGCCGTTTAAAACTTTATTAGAAGCTGCGACAGCACGGCTCCTCAATCTCTTTTACCAAAACACTTATAAAGATTTCTTTCAGATTATTACAGAAAATGAGCATGGTGAAGTATTGACGGCAAGCCCTGTATTTCGTGATTTTTCACGGGATATTGGGTATACCATTCATTCTTATCAAGCTCAGTCTGTACAAACTGTGGAGATCTTTATTTCTTGTGTTTTGGAATCAGGGGTTGTTGTTCGGCGTGCGTTCATAGTACCGTTTACGCGGGCTCGAAAGAGCCTCGTAAAGCTGACATTGAAAGCTGCCGATCTAACTCGTATGTTGGTAACCGTACGTACGAGGAAGCGGCGATGAAGGTTAATTACCCTCCTCGTCCAGAGCCTTGGAATAAAATTACTAATCAGAGACTTCGCCTTAATCCTGAAGTAAAAGCTGTTCTTATCCCTAACGTCGCTGGGTCTCCGAGTGGTGAAGTAATATCTTCTACCACAGAGGAAGTCTATCGGCGCGAGTGGACGGGCACAGTTACTCCAGGTTTTGGTAGTCTCCCTGGTAATCGTCTTCCAGTTAATCCCCACCACGTCTATATGATAAAGACCGACCCTGGATTTTCGTCGCGCAGAGAAGTCTGGATTTCTCCAGGCAACCCTGCAGATTCAAGTCATAGGGCAGGTTCTTACTTGTGGACGAATGGATCTGGCTCTGACATACCCCCTTTGGCTAATCATTTGGTTAGCTGTAGGAACGTCGCCATAAAAAGGCTCATGAACCGGGTGTCAAGTAATAGCAATTTGGCGCTCGATATTCTTGAGATTGGCCAACTACAACGGACAGTATATAAAACTGCTGTTCGAATTAGAATGGCCGTCACCGCTTTGAGGCGTGGAAACATACCTCTTGCGGTACTTTCTTTATGGAAGGGTAAGGCCTCTCGCTTCCGAAGGGGAGGTGGGCCATCTATGTCTAAGTCTCTAGCTGAAAATTGGCTAGAGATGCAGTATGGATGGAAACCTCTTCTTTCTGACGCAAAAGGCGCTGCCGAGAATTTAGCTCGTATTAGGCTAAGTGATCGCGTTGTATGTCAAATAAAAGCTTCAGCGAACCAAATTGAAACGAAAAGCACTCCCATTACCTTCAATTCTAAAGAGGTCGGAAGATCTCTTTGGGAACGAAGGACGCAAACTAAATTTGGTTTGCGGTATAGAATGGATAGTGCTCTAGCGACATTTTTGGCTCAAAGCGGCTTTACGAACCCCTTAAACCTAGCTTGGGAGGTTCTTCCCTTCTCTTTCGTTGTCGATTGGTTCGCACCTATCGGGCCCTATCTCGAAGCATTACATGCTTGGGACGGGCTTTCTTTTCTCGATGGGTATGAAACTTCTTTTACGCGAGAGAATTTCCTAACCTCGTACAGTTGGGCGATGTGGCTTAGTTCGGCGCATGCGGATGCAGGGGCGGGTTATATGAAAATGGATGCGATTAGGTTGGATAGGTTGAAATTGACTACCTTTCCTTCCCTTGAGCCTCCTGTCTTCAAAAACCCGTTCTCTCAAACTCATGCTCTGAATGCATTAGCTTTGCTAAAGGTCGCATTTGCCCGACGCTAGTTGTACATTGTACTTCTAAGGAGTAAATGATGTCAGCTATTGCTGCTATCAAAACCGCGCATGCGGACAGTACGGCGAATGTTGCTTATCGGCCAACTGGTCGAATAGTAACAGGCGACGCTGCTGTATCGTATTCACGGACGTTTAACCCCGAGGGCTTTAGCCTTCCTGGGGTAACACGGTGGGTTGACCGAACCGGCGGAATCGCCATCGGTTACCCTGCGTTTACCCTGTCCGTACGGCCGCCTACCAAGGCTAGCCGTGTTTACAGGGTTACTGCAAAAGTCATCCTCCCGACCATGGAGCAGACCAGCGCTTCGACGGCATCTGGCATTCAGCCAGTTCCTACGAAAGCATATGACTGCACCGCGATCATGGAATTTCTTCTTCCGGAAAGAAGCACGAAGGTCGAACGTCAAGCTTTGTTCGACACCGTGTTGTCTCTTCTGGCATTAGATATTGCAGCTTCTGATGGGTCTCCGTTAACCAACACGGATTCGCCTTTGCGAGCTGCAGTAGATGATTTTGAGCCGCCTTATTAAGCAGTTCTAATCATTTCTTCCTGGAGGATATCATGGCTTTTGCAAAACGTGGTAGCGATTTCCTTAAAGGAATCGCACAGTATCGTGTTGCCCCTCGGCTTAAAGCTGAGGTCGTCGAAAGGTTCTTCAGCGCATTGGACTGTCCAAGGTCGCTTACAGCTTGGCTCCTATGGAAACATGGGGAGCATGAGCAGCTCGCAAACTTGGCGTTCAACCCCTTACACTATGAAAATATCCATAGTATGAGAGATGCGTACACCGCTACCAAATTCTTGTCAAAAGACCCAGATTTATCTGTTTCTTACGACGTGAAAGAGGTTGCTCTTAGAAGTTTTGATGCTTCTGAGTTAAAGTGTAAAATTACGAATACTCGTTTTAGATTGTTATCAGAAGATCCCCTATATAAGGGGTTTTCCGTTTGGCTGCATAATGCAGTCATTCGAAAAATTGATACCATTCTTGGCGAGTTTTCTGCTGAAGAGTTCTTCCGACTGCCCGACTGGGGTCCTGGTGCTTCGACGCTAATAAAACGCCGAAATGCCAGTTCGCAAGAAAAGTTCCAGTGCGAAACTGGAATAACACGTGACCTCTTTGACTTGTTCCCAATTGACTTTATAGAGATGATCTATCCTCTATGGGGTCAACGCCTTCGGGAGAATGGTTATCCCTCTCTCCAGGTAGGGAACAAGATTGCTACTGTTGCAAAGAATGCCAAAACGGATCGTATCATTGCAATAGAACCTGGGATTAATATCTTTTTCCAGAAAGCTATTGGTGATATGATATCGAATCGGCTTCTTCGCGTTGGAATCGACTTAACTGATCAGACTGCTAATCAAAGACTAGCTCTTGCCGGTAGTATCTCCGGCTTGCTTGCTACAATTGATCTGAAATCTGCCAGTGATACAATATCGAGTGCTGTGGTGGAAGCTCTTTTGCCTCCAACATGGTTCTCGGTAATGGACTCTTGTCGATCCAAATACGGGCGCCTTGGAAAAGAAGTTCGGAAATGGGAGAAGTTCTCCAGTATGGGGAACGGTTTCACTTTTCCGCTACAATCACTGATCTTTTTTGCAGTCGCGACGTGTACGTTAGAGTTTTTACATTCTAGCAATCATGTTGTTTCTGTGTTCGGTGACGATGTCATTATTCCGACATCTGCTTTTTCGAGATTTACCGAAGCGGTTGAGTTCTACGGCTTTGAAATCAACGAGAGTAAGAGCCATTATAGTTCTTGCTTTCGTGAAAGCTGCGGGGCTCATTATGCTTCGGGTCTTGATCTTAAGCCAGCTTTTCTGAAAGAAAAGCTTTCGTCGCTTTTATCAGTGTTTAGATTAGCGAATACAATACGAAGACTTGCCTATCGTCGTAACGGTTTTAGTTGCGATGATAGGTTTCGTACAGTATTCGAGCACCTACTCCATTCAGTTCCTCAAGCACTTCGCTTAAGGATACCTGAGGGAGTAGGTGATGGTGGCTTTATCGGATCGCTTGATGAATCCACCCCTAGTCGGTGGCGGGACGGTATCGAAGGATATCGTTTCGCTCATGTCACTGAAGTAGGGAAAACCTACTGCGATGATCGACTCGGATATTTATTATCCGAGTTATGGCGTCTTGAGAGATCCTCTTCTCAAGATGGTCAAGACCGGACACCCAAAAGATTGGGTGTTCGTATTGTTCCGTCTGAGCTTAAAGCGATTCTTAGGTCTTTGGTCATGGAAGTGGTGGGCGGCCGTAATTCGGTCACCCGACACGAAACCGTTATCAAGGTATCTAGGAAAGGTTCAGTCAGACAGTGGCCAG